AATTCAGCTAGGTTATCAAGCGTAGCCATTGATATCACTTACCTTTAGTTTTGATTCAACTAAGTATAGTTCTAAAAACTGCCCTGCAAGATAGGTTCTTTCAACTGAATAAATAACACCATCAACTAAAACATATTTACTACTGTCATATAAGAAACTTTGAATTTTAAGAGATAAATCTACCTTATATTCTTGCTTTTTACTTTCGTAGTATTCTTTTGAGGTTACTTGCTTTTTAATTCCTATAACTTGTTTTTTACTTATTAGTGAGAGCTTGTTGTTTCCTATGTTATCTTTAACAGATTCTAGTTTTAACAACTCAAGTTTTATATTAGGACTACTTGGGAACATTAGTATCACCCTTTGATAGTGCAAGTTGTAACAAAAGCATATCAAAACTCCTCGGTAACTCTTTAACTGAACCATCTGTTTTAAACCCAAAGAATGTTTTACAGTAAATTAATACTAAAGATTTTGTTAGGGGGTTATCTTCAATATTCTCTGGATCCACGCCTGTTGATAAAATTAAAGCAATGCACGCTTCTATGTAACTATTTAGTTCATCATCTGCGTAAGTTTCCTCCAAAGGAATAAGCAGTGATTTTTTCACATTCTCAAGTAGTCCCATTTATAAACACCTCTTAGGCTTTTTTCTTAATTCTTAAGAATCCGTTATAACCTACAACGTTACCACCAGTGAAAACTGATGCTTTGTAAGAAATAATGCCATCTTTGAATTTGTAGTCAGTTGATTTACCAATCTCAACTGGTGAGAAAATAGGCACTTCATAATTATGTAACCCACCATAAGCCATTACATATTCGCCTTCACTAGTGTTTGTGTCAGTTAAGGCTTTACAATGCGAATTAATAATATATGGAATACCATCAATTGTACTGTTGATATAGTCGATTGTATGGACCTTTCTACCTTCAGCTGTTCTAAGCCCAGCAAATGCTCTTAAATCATTTTTGTTTAAAATTAAATAAGCTCCGCCTTCGATCTCTTCATCTCCACCATAAGCAAAGACAATATCATCTAATGTTGAGTCAGTGATAGCTGAGATTTCAAGTGGGGTTGCATCTGCAAGTGCTACGGCCTGGTCGCTAAAGATACCTGTGAATGTATTTGATGTTCCTGGTCCTTTTAAGATTTGTTCACTTATCTTTTTCTTTAAAGCGATGTTAATGTTTTTAATAACTTCTGCTTGATAAGGTAAGCTTGGTAGTTTTTCTAACTCTTCAGTAATCTCAGTGTATGCAGTAACTTTAACTTTAGTAATTGTTAAATAACCAAAGTCTGGTTCTGTTTCACTATAAGTAGCACCTTCGGCTGTTAGACCAGCGATACCATTACCTTTAATAAATGATTTCTTATAAGTCTCTCCACCATTTAAATTAACAACCTTAACACGATCAACTAAGCTTGAAACTTGAGCGAATGGATAAGCAGCAATGTTTGGAGCAGTGTGTTCAGGAAGTAAAATCTCTTCACTTGATACTTGAATTACTCTTGCTTCTTTTAACATTACACCACGTTTTTCAAGTTCCTCTTTATTAACTTGATCGGTTCTTTCAATTTGAATTGGATTGATGACAGCTTTTCTTTGAATAGCAAGCTTTCTATCAATTGTTTCCTCTTCTTCTTTTAATTCATCGACTTCTTTTTCTAAGTCCTCTAATAATTCAAGTGTTGCTTCAACACCTGTTAGGCCTTTGATTTCATTTAATCTGACCTTGATTTCTTGTTTTCTTTTCTCTAAATTCATTATTTAGTTCCTCCAATTTTTATTTTTAAATCTATTCTTTTCCTTAATAACGCCTCATCAATTTTTCTCTTTTCTAATTCCATAGTCTTTAGTTCTAAGTCCATAGACTCTAAAGAACGAGCATAAATTGAAGTGTTGTCATAAGCTGGAATATCAACGATTGATACATCATAGAGTCTATCAATTTTAGTGATTCGTCTTTTTGGAACTTCACCTTCATGATCCCACTCTTGTTCTTTAACTGTAAAAGCAAAGCTCATCTTTTCTAAAAGCCCTGATTTTACCATCTTATAAATATCTTTGTTGTGCTGAGTATCTAATAGTTCAGCTCTTACCTTTAGTCCTCTTTCATCTGATGTAAGTTCTAAAGATTTATTTTTAGTTCTTGCGATGATTAAGAATGAGTCCATATGGTTATATTTCATTGGCACATCTTTAATCGCATCTTCACTTAGCGCATTTGGATCAATACTTTCAATGAAACCATACTCTCTTGTTCCGATTAAGGTTTCCTCATTATAAAGAATCGCATAACCTTCAAGGATCATTTTTTCATCTTCTTCTCTAAGTTCAACTTCTGCAAGTCTTGTTTCTTTTTTAATCATCTGGTTTCCACCTCTTTTTTCTTAATCGTTACTTCTTTTTTATATTCATACTCAAGCTCAGCATCTTTATAGTAAAAGTTCTCGAGCTTTTCTTTTTTACAATACTCATCAATAATTTTAGTTTTCTCTTTTTGTTCTGCTAAAATTGATGCTATTGCTTCTTTTGTTACCTTGCCATTAATCGTTACCTTCATTATTTAAATCCTCACTTTCTCCAACTTGATATTGATTAGCTTTTAAAGCATCCACATAATTTAGTGATTGTAATCTTTTATCACCATTTTCTACCGGTTCTAAACCAAGTAGAGCTCTTGATTCGTTTAAACTCATAATTCCAAGTCCCATTAATTTTTCAATTGCACTTACCTTTGTGTTCCAGGATGCATATTGTAGTCTTTCACTATAAAAAACAACTTGCTCACCTCTTTTGATTTCATTATCTGTAAGTAGTCCTAAAGAAAAAGCCTCAGACAACTGAATGGCTAAAGGCTCTATTGTTTGTTCATAAAATGAGTTAAACTCATCCTCACTGTAATTTGAACTAAAGATTGGTGATGAAACACCGAAGTAGTTTAGTATCTTATCATTTAAGAATTCTAGTGTTTCTTTATCTATTAACTTCGGATCTACATTAAGTGGTATATATTCACTTTTTAAATCAATGGGAATTATTGAGCTTCCCTTATTTTTTATAGATTCTCTTAACATTTCATTAAATGAGGCTAGTTGTTTATTCTTATCTGTTTCATTTAACATCGCATTCATCTTAAGAAGCCCTTTGATTTGCATTGAACTTCTTAGTGCGTTTTCTACTCCTTGAAGCACATTTTCATTAATGTTGATTGCTTTAAGTAGTGCTTCTTGGTCTCCTTTATGGCCACTTCCACCAAATATATCGTTATCGTGATAAAACCTTTTTAAATGAATGATATTCTCATATGGAATAATAAATGTTTCTTTGTTTTCAAATTGAAATCTTAAATAGTAATTATTACCACCATCAACAATTGGTTCTACCATGATTGGATTAAGCGGATATAAACCTTTAAGCTCACCTTCATCAAACATTGGATAAACAAATGAATTATCATCTATGAAAAGTTTTGTAATTACTTTATAGATAAATTGATAAGGTGTCATTACCTCATTTGGCTTGTGCTTTAAAATAAAAGACAGCTTTCCGGCTTTATCGGTTACTGTCTTATCGTTTTCGTTTTTAATATGTCTAGGTTTTAGTTTGGCGCATTGGCTTGCTATTCTGTCTATAGCAATTTTCACTACATCAGATTTTGAGATGTTTGTTCCAAATGAAACTTGTGGAATATTAAGTTCGCTTATAAATTTGAAGGGCTGTTCTGAGCCTTGTTTTTTCTTTCTTTTAAATATGGCCATAGCGACCTCCTTGATTAAATCATATTTTCAAAATCCAACTTATATCTATTTAAAACAGCATAAGCAATTATTAGTGCCACCGTTCCATCAATTCTTTTATATCTTGAGTTAAGCTTTGATGGTTGGATGTTTCCATTAACATCTACTTTTGCCTGTGTATTTGATAAACACCATTTAAGAATTGGATTGTTGTTATAAACTACTTTATTATTCTTTAAGTCGGCTTCAAGTTGTTTCATCGGTTCTGATAAAGAATAAACTCCTTGTCTAACTTTTTCCATATTAAAACCTAACTCCTCCATCTCCTTAATCCAATAAAGACTATTCCATGGATCGTATCCTACCCAAAGTGGTCTAATATTATATGTCCTTATCATATTCATAAACCACTGAGTAACAAGTGAAAAGTCATTCTGGCTTCCATCCGTTACTGTAATCAGACTTTTTTGCACCCAAATATCATAAGGTGCATTGTCCTCCTCTTTACGCTTTAGAATGACATCACTTGGCATAAAAAATTGAGTAATAACAAACTTTTTATCACCTTTCATTAGTAATAGAACAGCGGCCGTTAAATCCGTTGTGCTTGAAAGGTCAACACCACCAATTGCATAACTATCTTTTAAATCTTCAATATTAAAGGTTTCATTATTATTCAAATCATCGAAGGTTAGCCATGAGCCTTGTTCTAATTGTTTAATATTAAAATCCTTTGATAGCATTGTTACTCTTGTTCCAAGATCGTGCTTTGATTTGTTCATTAAATCTTCCAAGTAAGAATATGTCTTAATCGAACCTATGCTTGGGTTAGATTTTTGCCATGTTCTTTTATCTTGATATATTTCATCAACAGAATCTTGAGTATATAACCAAGGGAGCACTCTTTCATCTTGGATTTCACCCTTAATCATTCTTCTTACATAATCTAGCTTATTATCTAAAAAACCACCGACAGTGTTTCCTTCAGTGGTTATGATAAATATAAGTGGTTCTGATTTTGTTGATTGACTTTGTTTAATCGCATCATAGACCTTTGAATCGGTCATTTCATGTACTTCATCAATACAACCAACTTCAATGTTATAACCATCTTTATTTCTTGATTGAGCTGATAACTTCTTTATTTTGTTCTTGGTCTTTGGTGAGTAGATATGAAAGATGTTCTTTTTACTTCTTTTCTCATTTGACAGAGCTTTTGATTGTTCTCTCATGTTATTAATCTCTTCAAATAAGATGTTAGCTTGTTCTGTTGTGTTAGATGCACATACAATATCAACTCCACCTTTTGATAAGAAAAACTCTGCTAAATCGATACCTGCAATAAAGGTTGTTTTACCATTCTTTCTTGCTACTAATAATAAGACCTCATTAAACCTTCTTAAGTTTGTATCAGCCATTTTAAATCCATAGGCTACTTGAAGTACTGCTTTTTCCCAAAGTTCCAAAATAAAAGGTTCACCATTAAATGGACTTTTAGTGTGTTTGCAGAATGTCTCAATAAAATCAATTCTTATCTTGCCTGGTTTTTCATCAAATGTATACCTAGGATTATTTAAGTCATCAATTAAACCTTCTAAAACTGTGAGTAGTTCTTTACCAACCAATATCTCACCTTCTTGAATTTGCCTATAATACTCTTTTAAATAATTCACTATTCTAACCTTTTCATGAATTCATCAAATTCATCATTATCATCTATCATGTTTTTACCCATGATTGTATTAAGAGTTTTAATAACATTTCCATAGCTATTAACTAGCTTTGTATAATATTTAGCAGCTTCAGTTTGTCTTTGAGTTCCCTTTGATGAAATTTGAACTGCACCATACTTTCTTATTTGTTGCTGTAAGTTTTCTAATTGGACTCTCATAAATGCTGCTTCGTTTAGAAGATTATCCACTAGTTCTGCTTTGGTTGGATCAACTGATGAAAAAAGCGACCTTAGTCGCTCATACTCAATTTGTACATCTTTAATTTTGCTCATTAACTAATCCTCCTCAAGTAAGGATCTAGGAATTACCAATACTGGACCAACTAAATCAACTCCAAGTATCAATTTTGCTAACTTGTTGTATTCCATATCTTTCAACAATCCTTCTTCATTACATACAATAAAATTGTCTTGCCAATATGTCGGATACATTTCAATCAATCCTTCTACATTCGCTTGTAGTTCTTTTAGATTGAAATATTTTTCTTTTGGTTTTACTGTCTTTATGGTTCCATCAGTTGCTATTAATAAAGCAAAATTTGTATTTTTAGTTGCTTGGAAGATTCTAAGCGGTATAACTATTTTTTCATTACATTCATTACAACAAATATCGGCTTTAATTGGTGATGGATTGTTTCCATATTCATTGAATCTTTTATCGCAAATATCACAATTCTTATCTTTGATGACTTCAAACTTATCTTCTTTTGGTACAAGTGCTAATCCACCCCAGGTACCATGTATTTGACCTATTCCATCGATTGCATATACTATTCCAACTTTACCACTATAATGTGGCTCATCTTTCATTGAGATGATTTTTACCTTATCGCCAACGTTAATCATAAACTTACCTCTAATGGGTAATATTTAGTTGGGAAGTAGTTGTCTCTAATTACAAATTTTTCAACTTCATTTATTCCTAATTCTTTTAATTGTTCTTTTGTTGATTCAGAGTTTATTTCTTTTCTTACTAATTTAATATCTTCAGCAAATCCTAAATCAAAGATTCTACCATCTTTTGCATATGCAACTAATACATAAATTTTTGTTGGTTTCATTGTTTTACCCCCTTAACTTCCAAAGTAGATAATTCCACTTTCTAACTCTTCGCCATCATGTAACATTTCAATGATGCTTATGATTCTTCTATAATCACCATGTTTATCACCTTCAACGAAGTCCCACCACATTGTTCTTAAAACTTCTCTTTTTTCTTTTGGTCCTATTGAACCAAGTTTACTTTGATAAAGTTCATGGTCATAAATTTCGGCTTCTTTATTAAAGGCTTCTTTTAATTTTAACCATAACTCGTGTGCTATTTTATAATCCTTATTGCTTGCGCCATCAGTAATCTCATCGAGTGAAGTTTCACTGTAACCTCTAAAGCAAACTTTAGTCTTTTTATTTCTTAAAATTTCATCTAGAGTTTTCCATTCATAATTATAATTAATCATTTTTATTACCTCCTCTTTTTTCATACACATATTACCGTATAAGGACTGCTATATCAACTCAATTCAAAACTATAATTTATTATAATTTTCGATACTTTTTACAAAAGAAAAAGCCACTATTAAGCGACTTATCTTTAACTATTCTTAAAATGTAAAATCAGATTTTCAAAAATACCGCCTCGTGTTTTTTAATTGCCCCCCATGCGGTACCCTTATGCTATTTATTTCCATTGAGCTGGGGGGAGATTTTTAAAGTCTTTGATTTTTTTCTCTTTGATTTAATGGTTTTTTATTTAATAGTTTGTACATTAATCTAATTGAATCATGAGTAGTAAAGTTGTTATGTGTTGGGACGTCGTAACCCATATTATAAAGGACCTTTCTTAGTACCCCTTTTTGATTTTGTGGCACCCTACCTGTTCTTAAATTAATTATTTTAGGATAACTATCACTATTCCCAAGATTAATTTCATAAGTATCTCCATCATACTCAAATGTGTTTATAGCGTTATTCATAATAAAACCCTTGTATTATCTAATCATGCCCCGGTACTTCGATTAGGTAATACATCTCCTTTCATTACCCGGGTATAATATTTATATGCTGTGTACCTTTGTCATATACCTACAGTTAGACTGTTTCAAGGAGTTT